TAATGATCTACTACCTAAAGGTCATCCTAAACATTCTGAACAAAAGATGAGTAAGTATCTTTTTGCCGATGAGGATAAGAAAGAGATAGTTGGTATTGCTATGATTCCTGATATGCAAATCCCCCGCAAGGACAAGGATGGTAACATTTACTTTGTTAGATTCTCTAAAGAAGTAATTGCTAAGATCGCAGAGAAATACATGAGAGAGCAAAGATTAGCAGAGAACAATATCCAACACGTGGATTCTGAAGATGCAGGAAGTTATATTTTTGAATCTTGGATAATAGAAAGTGCAGACGATAAAGCTAATACCGTTTATGGACTAGACGCACCAATAGGCAGTTGGGCAATTAAGATGAGAGTAACTAACCTAGAGACATGGGCTAAAGTTAAGGCTGGTGAACTTCGCGGATTTTCAATTCAAGGGAATTTTTTAGATCAAGATGAATATGAAGCTTATGTTAAGGACAAGAAAATGTACACTGACTTAGTCAGTCTTGTCAGTACTCTTTAATCCTTTTATAAACGGTGCTATCACGAAGAACACTACGTATAGCACCGTTACTAATATCCATTTATCTTGCATGATTAATATTGTACGTAAGTTATTTTATGTATAAATTCAGTTGGCATAAATGCACCAGCCCTTTGTTGGCATAAGGTATTCCATGTCATTAACTCCTGGATTTCTCCTAAAGTTAATCCAGGGTAATCTTCTTGTAACTGCCCAAGATTTCCATCATAATCATTTAACCAATCACTAATAGTATCATCGTCAGTAATAGTTTGGCCGTATGATGGTCGATTAAGATTTTTTTCTGGAAACATCTTGTATTTTCTAGATATTTCAATTGCTGCTTTACGGTAAACCTCATACCAATCTCTTGTAATTGCACAATTACCTTCTGAGTTAATTGAGATGTCAGTAAACTTAGGACTAAAATACTTATTGTTTTTAGTTTTTTCCTTTAGACTGTTCATAGTGTCTAATGCGTAATCCATTTTTTCTTGAGTTTTCATATCTTTATTTGTTATTGATAAAGCAAATGTAAGATCAGATCCCGGGTAAAAAAAATAAAACTAAGGAAATGTCAGTTATTTTCAAAACTATATTTAGTCCTATACGCCCAATTTCCAATAAATAAAAATAAATAAAAAAGTATGTTTAAAGAAAAACTAAACCAAATCAAAGTCATATTAGGACTTGAGGTTAAATTAGCATCTGACAAACTGATCGACGGAACCGCAGTAGAAGCTGAAGAGTTTGCGCCAGGCTTTCCGCTATTTGTAATAGCAGAAGACGGTACCAAATCTCCAGCACCAGTAGGAACTCACGAAACAGAATCAGGTCTAACAGTAGAGGTTGATGCTGAAGGCAAGATCATCTCTGCAGAAACTAAAGCTGAAGAAGAAGCCCCAAAGGTGGAAGTCGAAGTGGAAGCAGCAGCAGAAGATACGATCGTAGAATCAGAAACTCCGAAAGAACAAGCAGCTAATCAAGCAGCAGTAGGTGAAGTTATGAAAAAGCTAGTAATGGCTTTGGAAGAAATTTCTACTGAAATGGCTTCGATGAAAGCTAAAATGGCAGAAATGGAATCTAAGTATGAAAAATTCTCTAAAACTGCAGGTGCTACTAAAGCTCCTAAAGTAACAAGAGGAGAATTCTCTTCAGACAACGATGCATTAGACGCTAGAATTGCAACAATGACTAACTTAAAGAACGAAGGCTTCTTTAAGAAATCATAATTAAAACTAAAAAAAAACAAAAAACAATAATCATGGGATTCAATTTAAACACCCTTAGTACCTTTAATCTAGAAGATTCAGGTATTTTAATCCAAAAGGCAGTATTAGGTGCTGACCTTATGCAATACTGTGACGTACGTCCAGGATATGCTTCTGCAACAGTTTCTGTTAACGTATTAGGAATGACTGCTGGTTTCACTGACGCTGCATGCGGATGGACTTCAGCTGGTTCTACTAACTTTACACAAATTTCTGTAGACAACTCAAAATACAGCTGGAAACAGTCACTTTGCTTGAATGAGCTTAACGACTACTGGTTGTCAACTCAATTGGATGCTTCTGCATACGGTGAGAGACTTCCTTTCGAACAGCAAATCGCTGATCAAATGATCCTTGAGACTCGTAAATACGCAGAGAGCATCTTAGGAACTCAAATCATCAGTCAGTTAACTACTGCAAACGGTGCAGCAGCAGGACCTACAGGAGCTTGGACATCAGCTAACGCTTACGATAAAGCTATCGCTACTATCGACGCACTTCCTTTGGCAGTTGCTTCAAGAGACGATTTAACTATGTTAATGTCTTACGCAGCTTTCCGTTACTTACAAACTAACATCGTATCTCTTAACTTATACCACTACTCAACTGGTCAAACAACTGGTACTGGTTTAGGTCAATCAATCATCATCCCTGGAACTAATGTAAAAGCTATTCCAGTTGGCGGTTTAGGTACTAGTCCAAAAGTATACTGCGGACCAGCTAAACACATGATCGTAGTATGCGGTCTAGTTGATGACACTGAAAGAATACAAGGTTGGTGGTCACGTGATAACCAAGAGATCAGAATGATTTCTGAATTCTCAATGGGTATCGGTATCATCGCTTCTGAATTCGTTTACACTGCTGGTGCATAAACAGTAAAATTTATGGAGCTAGAGTAATCTAGCTCCTTATTAAAACATAAAAAAATAAAAAACTAAATAATATGGCTTGTAATTTAACTTCCGCAATAGCATTAGATTGTATCGACAGCATTGGTGGCTTAAAAGCAGCGTATATTGGAGTTGATATAGTAATCGCGTCTACATCTTATGATGCTAACAATCAGATTACTGGAATGACTGGTACTACTGGTGCTTTCTATCAATACGAACTTCCAAAAGATACTGCTTCTTTCACTGAAACTTTCAACATTTCTAACACAAACGGTACAGCATTCTACGATCAAGCTATCACGATCAACGTTCAAAAACTATCTGCAGAGAAGAGAAATCAATTACTTCTTTTAAGCAGAAATAGAGATATCAAAGTTATCTTCCAAGATAATAACGATAACTACTGGTTAATGGGTAAAACTCGTGGTGGTGTAATCTCAGCTGGTACTTCAGTAACAGGAGTTGCTCCTGGAGATGCTAACCAATACAGCATCACTATCAGTGCTCAAGAGCCTGATATGGCTTATGAATTGACTTCGCTTTCAGCATTGTCAGGCTTTACTATAGTAACAGCTTAATTCATCTAAAGCAAAAATTGAAAAGGGCTAGGAAACTAGTCCTTTTTTTATGTCATATTTCTTGTAATCATATTTAGTATTAAATACTTCTTTTTAAGGATGATCAATCTAGAGCAACTTGCATCAAATGAATTCGTAATTTATGCTAATACTATCGATAACGATGTACAGGAATTTGGTGATTATTTTTTAATAGGTTTCCAATCTGGTTTTACCAAAGAATGGAGCTATGTTATTCCGTTTGTACTAGTTAGAAACACAAGATTCCTTAAATTTGAAATCACTTTAGTAGCAAATATCTCCATAGAAGATCCCTCAAATGGGGAGATTTATCTTTCTCCATCAGGAAATTGGGACTATAAAATCTGGAATACAGATTATGCTACATTAGATCCAGCAATCGGTACTTTAATCGATAGCGGTCAGATGATCTTAAAAGATCAAAATCCACAAGAAGTAATTTTTGAAATTTTTGCTAGTGCAAATGAAGATCTTCAGTCAGTTATATTTGTTCCAGCAACTGGACCAGACGAAACTGTTGTTTATCAATCTAATAACGAAGGTCTTCAATCTTACGTTTATTATACTTCTAATGGAATATGGAACAACACAAGTAACGTTCCAGAAGCAGATCAGAACGAATGGGAAGAAAATGTATAATAGCTACAAAACATATTTAATAAAACACACACCTAATAATGGCTGATTTAACCGGTAATAGAATACAAAATACCTACGGAGGAATACTAAATATAGGTTCTCAAGGAGTTTCGGGTACACTTCAAACTGTAACAGATGGCTTTGGTAACGTAATGCCACTTCAGATATCTGATACCACTGTAAACTTTACCGGTAACGTTACTGGTATGGGAATTACTGGTGGATATGGTGCTACTGGTCCTACAGGACCTGGTGGTGCTAATGGATTCTACGGTATTTTTCTAGATACTACCACGCAAACTAACGCTAGTCCGTCAGCTGCTAATGCTTTTACGCTTAATACAACAGTTAATTCATATGGTGTTACTATTACTGATAATTCTAAAATAAACGTAGCTGCTACGCTTACATTCAATATTCAACTTGTTGCTCAATTCTATAAAAGTTCACCCGGCGATGATGTTGTTCAAGTTTGGTTAAGCAAAAATGGGGTTAATGTAGTTGGATCTAATAAGTTAACAACATTAAATGGTTCTGGAGCAATTCAAGCAGTTACACTAACTTATCAAGTTAGCGCTAATGGCGGAGATTATTATGAAATATACTGGAGTTCGACTGACACAACAATGCGTGCGTTATTCCAAGCAGCAGGAACGCTGCCTAACAAACCAGCAACTAGTTCAGTTTCAGTTTCCGTGTTACCTATTTTTTACACACAAGCAGGTGTAACAGGTGCTGCAGGTAGTAGTGGTACTTCTGGAATAGATGGTAGTTCAGGAAGTAGTGGTAGTGCAGGATCTGCAGGAAGCAGCGGAACATCTGGAATTAGTGGAAGTGCAGGATCTTCAGGAAGTTCTGGGTCATCAGGTAGTTCTGGAACCTCAGGAACTAGCGGAACATCTGGATCAGCTGGAACCAGCGGAACTTCAGGAACTAGTGGTACTTCAGGAACTTCTGGAACTAGTGGTACATCAGGAACTAGTGGTACATCAGGTACTTCAGGATCAGCAGGAACTAGCGGAACATCTGGATCAGCAGGAACTAGCGGAACCAGCGGAACTTCAGGTACTTCAGGAACCTCAGGAACTAGCGGAAGTAGCGGATCAGCAGGAAGCAGTGGTAAAACAGGTTCATCAGGAACTTCAGGAACTTCAGGAAGTGCAGGTACTTCAGGAATATCTGGAAGTGCAGGAACATCAGGAACTAGTGGTACTTCAGGTTCTGCAGGATCTTCAGGATCAGCAGGATCAGCAGGTTCTGCAGGAACCAGCGGAACTTCAGGTAGTTCTGGAACCAGCGGAACATCAGGTTCTTCAGGATCTTCTGGATCTTCTGGAAGTACAGGAACATCGGGTAGTTCAGGATCAGCAGGTTCTTCAGGTTCTAGTGGTACTTCAGGTAGTTCTGGAACTAGTGGTTCTGCGGGATCTTCTGGATCTTCTGGATCTTCTGGAAGTACAGGAACATCAGGTAGCTCAGGAAGCTCAGGACTTACAGGTAGTTCTGGAACCTCAGGTGTTAACGGAAGTTCAGGAACTAGCGGTTCTAATGGATCATCAGGAACATCGGGTTCTGCAGGTACTTCAGGCTCAGCAGGAACTAGTGGAACATCTGGAGTTAACGGAACTTCTAACTCGCTATTTAATTACC